TCCATGCAAGCCCTTGAGTACCACCCAACCATGGAGAAGGTATGAAGCTGACACAGGAAAATGACGGGCTGTGGTACGCCGTATTCAATTACAGGGGCGTAGTCTTAGTTGGCTTTGCCCCAGAACCCAAGGAGGCGATAACCTATTGCCTCCAACTTTTTAAGGAGCGAGACAATGCGAAATAAAACTCCATTGAGTATAGTACAGGTTGAAGAGGCTTGCCCCTCAGCCTTTCATAAGACAGCCCACCCCAACAGGAGTGAGCGCTATGTACACCTACCCACCAGTGAGCTCATCACGTCCATGATGGATAATGGCTACGGCGTGAGCAGGGCGCAGCAGAAGCAAACCAGAAGCAGTGAGGCAATGAACTTTACCCGCCACCTGTTAGCCTTCCGGCCCGTTGAGTCCTTTGACAAGCAGGTGATAGTCGGTGACGCCACACCAGAAATACTGCTGGTTAGTTCCCATGACGGTACTACAGCCTTCCGGCTGTTTGTTGGTATGTTCAGGTTCGTATGTGCCAATGGACTCATGGCGGGGGACACGTTTGCCAACGAGACCATCTACCACCGTGGTGACGCAGCGGAGCAGATGGTTACTAAGAGCGACGCCCTGATGCAGGAGTATGTACCCAAGCTGAAGCACTGGGTGGAAACTGCCCAGGACACTGACCTTACCAGTAGGCAGCAGAATGCCTTTGCTGAGAAGGCTATGCAGATACGCCACGGTAAGGATACCCCGTATGACCACAAGCTACTACTCCATGCCAAGCGTGATGAAGACAAGGGGGACAACGTGTGGCGGGTCTACAACAGGGTGCAGGAGAACTTAATGCAGGGAGGTATTGAGGGTAGAAGCGCAACAGGTAGACGCTCAGTACTGCGGCCAATCAACCGCGTGACTAAGGACGTGACCTACAACCAGCAGTTGTGGGACTTAGCCAGCACCCATCTAAAGGAGGCGGCGTAACGCTTCGTAAATCAGCGTTGTGCCCCCATTTCTCTGTGTTATAATGTGGGTGCAACGTACAACAACAGGGATCTAAGATGGGCAAGAAGAAAATGACGTTGGCGGAGATAGCACTCCTCGCTGACGCATACAAAGCACTAAGAGACAAACGGCTGGAACTCAAACGGCAAGTGGAAGCACTTGAGGATGAGGAAAAGCTAACCAAGAATCAACTTATCGACATACTCCAGCAACAAGGTGTCAACGGAGTAGAGGGTAAGCTGTGTAGAGTGTCGCTTAAAACCAGTATCAACCCCTTGGTTGTAGACTGGGATAAGCTAGACGCTTACATCCTTGAAACTCAAGACCTTTCACTGTTACAACGCCGCCTTGGAGTGGGTGCTGTACGTGAGCATTGGGATGCAGGGGACCAACTGCCTGGAGTGGTGGAAAACGAAGAAACTGCTCTAAGCGTTCGTAAAATCTAAAGAGGAAGTTCTAATGACTGAAGAAAACTTACCCGCTAAATGGGAAGATGAAATGGCTGGCTTTGCTAAAGAGTCGGCTGATATGGTTAAACCGGAAGCTAGTAGCATCAGCCTCCGTGGTGGCATAGTATCCTACGGTGGTACTCCAGTTCCCGGAAACACACTGGATGTGGTAGTGCTCGGGTTTGTGTTTGAGCACAGCTACTATGACAAGGACTATGACCCCGACAATGTAACATCCCCCGCTTGCTTTTCACTGGGGACCGATGAAGATGATATGGCCCCCAACGAGAAGTCAGAAACCCCGCAACATGACACATGCGCTGGATGCCCAAACCTGGAGTGGGGCAGTAGCCCAAGAGGTAGAGGCAAGGCATGTCAACAACGGTATCGGCTCATTGTGGTGCCAGCAGATTCTATAGCTGACGAGCAGAGCATGTTGGCGGCAGAAGTAGCGGTGCTGAAATTGCCAGTAACGAGTGGTAAATACTGGAACCAGTACGTCAACCAAGTCAGCGGCATGTTTAAGAGGCCGGAGTGGGGAGTTATTACCCAAATCTCTGCTGAGCCTGATGCTAAAACCCAGTTCAAGGCAATCTTTAACTGCCTTGAGGGTATTGACTTTGAAGCCACCCCCGAAGTGTACGGTGCTATCAGGCAGAAGATAGAACTGTCTGAACCAATACTGTACAAAGCGTACGACGCCAACGTGGAAGAGGAACCCAAAAAGCCAGCTCGTAAGAGCAAGGCCCGTGCGTGACATTGTAACCATCGACTTTGAAACTGAGGCCATTGAGGATAGACCACACTATCCTCCACGGCCAGTCGGTGTTGCGATTAAAGGGCGGGGAGTTAGCACTTATCTAGCATGGGGTCACCCAGAAGGTAATAACTGCAACATAGAAGGTGCGCGGGAAGCCCTGCAAGCTATCTGGGCAGATGATGTAGACCTGTTATTCCACAACGCTAAGTTTGACATTGATGTAGCCGAAACATGGATGGACGTTGACATGCCAAGCTGGGATAGAGTGCATGATACCATGTTCCTACTCTACCTGTACAATCCACACGCCAGAACTGTAGCCCTGAAGCCAGCTAGTGAAAACCTGCTTGACTGGCCTGCTGAAGAACGGGATGAGCTACACGACTGGATAATGGCCTATACAGGGTGTACTAGGAAGAAGAAGGCAGGGGCATGGATAGCCCACGCTCCAGCAGAGCTTGTCGGGCGGTATGCTAAGGGGGATACTGACCGCACAAGTGCGCTGTTTAACTTCCTAATGCCGTACATTGAAGAAAATGAAATGCTGGAAGCGTACAACCGTGAGCGCCAGCTAATGCCAATCCTACTTGAGTCGGAGCGGCATGGCATTCTGGTTGACACGGCGAGGCTAACAGAGGACCTACATAGCTGGGAAGCTAACCTCATCATAGTGGACACTGAAATAATGCAAACTATGGGGATAACAGACCCAGACATTATTGGCAGTCCCAAGCAACTAGGCGACGCGTTGGAGGCTAAGGGGTTAGCTGACCCTACCAAATGGCTACCCACCAAAAAGGGCCATAGGAGTGTTAGCAAGGACAGCCTAGGAGCCGCCGTAGACAATAAACGGTTGCTAGGGCTACTTGGCTATAGGGGGGCGCTTAAAAACGCTCTAAGCACGTTCCTGAGGCCTTGGCATGGGCTAACGGTTGGGCAGAACTACGACAGACTACATACCTCCTGGCACCAAGTACGGAACCCTGAGGGGTATGGTACCCGAACAGGGCGTATATCCAGCACCCGCCCGAACTTTGCTAATGTCCCCAATGAGTATGACGCACCACCGGAGGGCTACCCAGAGCTACCCCTAGTGAGGAGTTACTTGTTACCGGACAAGGGCCATGTGTGGCTGAAGCGTGACTACAGCGCCCAGGAAATACGCATACTGGCCCATTTTGAAGATGGTAGTCTAATGGAGGCCTTTAAGGAGGATGCCAACATGGACCCCCATGCCTTTGCAGCCGCACTCATTGAGGAGGTAACAACCATTAAGCTGAATCGGGGCGCTACTAAGATCATAGCATTCAGTATCTGCTACGGCAAGGGGACTAAGATGCTGGCAGTGGATCTAGGTGTTGAGTATCCAATGGGCTTTCAACTCAAACAGGGTTATTTCGACGCATTTCCAGGCATTAAGGACCTAAGCAAGGACGTTAAGGACATAGGGGATGAGGGTAGTGCGGTGCGGACAGTGGGTGGGAGGCTTATGTATGCTGAGCCTCCTATAAATGGCCGCCGCTTCAGCTATAAGCTACTAAACCACTTGATACAGGGTAGCGCCAGTGACCTAACCAAGCAGGGTATCATAGACTACTATGACCAAGGCGGGGTAGGCCACCTACTAGCTCAGGTGTACGACGAGGTGAACCTATCTGTCCCTGTTAGTTACGTCAGGTACCAGAATGACCTACTGGAAACAGCAATGGCGGGTATAGAGTTGGCCCTTGACGTACCCCTAACCAGTGACTTGTACATTGGTGAAACGTGGCACGATGCAGATGGCCACAAAAACCCAGATCTAGGTAAGTATCTAGTGGAGGAACGGTGATGGGGTTTATGAAGCCTAAGATATACGCGCTGTCTAACAGTCGTATCAACACGTACGACCCAGACCAAGGGGGTTGCCCTAAGAAGGCGTACTTTAAGTTCATACTCAAGTACAAGGAGGCTCCCAACGATGCAATGGCGCGGGGGCTTAAGATACACAAGTCTCAGGAGGACCTAATAAACGACCGCAGCCTGGACTTTCCCCCTATACTACAGCGGGTTAAGGAACCGCTCATTAGCCTACTAACGGCGGAGGGGGAGCTAACAGCGGAGCACCAAATAGCCTTTAATAAAGACTGGCAGGTGGTAGAATGGTTTGCCCCTGATGCGGCATGGCGCGTAGTGTATGACGCAGTGCTAGATCAAGGGGGTACCGTAACGGTGCAAGACCTCAAGTCTGGTAAGATGTATGACCACCACGCTATTGAAATGGACAGGTACGCACTCAGCGCCTTTATGTGGAAGCCCGACGTTGATGAAGTTACAGTGGAGTATCACTACATGGATCAGGGTAAGGTGTCCAGAGGAGTGTACACGAGGGCCGAGGACCTTAGTGTTCTAGAGGCTGCTTACGATAAAGTTGCTGCTAAAATTCGAGCGGATTCAATTTTCGCAGCCAACCCCTCCTACAAGTGTAAGTGGTGCTTCCAACGCAGAAGTATAGGCGGGGAGTGTGAGCATGGCTAGTTGGACCATCATACAGATCAGTCGTGATGGCGTTGTGTGGTTATGTACTCAGTGCGAGTATGTAACCGCACAACTTAATGAACAGCGAAGAGAGGTGTGTGAGTGTACAAACTTGAAAAAGACGTAGTTAAGCCAGTCACACGCTGGGCTAAGGACCACAAGGTTGTCAGCATTGCCCTGGACTATGCTGGCTGGCCTGACCGTATGTACATATTCCCCAAGGGGGCGGTGGTGTTTATAGAGTTTAAGCGTCCAGGTAAGAAGCCGCGCAAATTGCAAGCAGTTCGTTTACGAACCCTTGTGGATTACAAACAAAAAGCGTATACTTTTGATAACGCAGCAGCAGCAATACGCATCTTGGAGCAAGAGCTATGAGTTTCAACAGGGCTCAGCATTGGGAACCGCACCAGTACCAAAAGGACGGCATTAAGTTCATGCTTGAACATGGTGCTGCGGGGATGTTCCTTGATCCTGGCTTAGGCAAGACCTCCGTTACACTAGCAGCGTTTGAAATTTTACGTCAGCAGGGCATGGCTCGGACCATGCTGGTAATTGCTCCCCTCCGTGTGTGTCACATGGTGTGGCCCTCGGAGGTTGCCAAATGGTCTATGTTCAATGACTTGGTAGTTAGGGTGCTTCACGGGAAGCATAAAGACGCTGAACTGGCTCGCCCTGCTGACATCTACGTTATAAACCCAGAAGGACTACCGTGGCTACTAGGTAGCGACGTCCTAGATAGGCGGTGGAAGTACGAGACCTCCAAGCTGGCTGTGATCAAGCCGGACATGCTGGTCATAGATGAAAGCACTAAATTCAAGAAGGCAGGTACAAAGAGATTCAAAATGCTGAAAAAAGTGCTGCATACGTTCTCCCGCCGCTACTGCCTAACAGGTACACCGACGCCCAACGGCCTCATGGACCTGTTTGGTCAGATCTACATCCTTGATCAAGGGGTGGCACTAGGCCAGTTTATCACACACTTTAGGCGTAAGTTCTTCACCCCTGACCACACAGGGTTTGGGTGGGAGCCTACCCCCTCAGCGTTTGACACTATACTTGACCTGATAGCGCCGTTTACCATGCGCCTTGAAGACACTGACTGGTTAGAGCTACCGGAGCTGGTGTACAACGACATCAAGGTGAACCTACCAGCAGAGGCTAGGGCTATCTACAACGAGCTTGAAGAAGAGCTTATGGCTATCATACAGGAGACGGAGGTGCTAGTCCCCTCCTCGGCTGCTGTGAGTATAAAGCTGAGACAGTTGTGCGGCGGGGCTGTGTATGACAACGAAGGGAAAGTGCTACAGATACACAAAGAGAAGGCACTGGCTCTAAAAGAACTACATGAGAGCATAGGGGAAGCCCCCTTGCTAGTCGCGTACCAGTTTAAGCATGAGATAGAAACTATCCGTGCTGAGTTTGGGGACGTACCCTACATCGGTAGTGGTGTGTCCACAAAAGAGGCTAATGATCTATGTGTTGGCTTCAACATGGGAGCAATCCCAGTGTTATTAGCCCATCCCGCTTCCATAGGGCATGGGCTAAACTTGCAAGGCAGAAGTAACCATGTTGCGTTCTATGGGCTACCGTGGGACTTAGAACAATACATGCAGTTCATTCGCCGTGTTAGAAGACAAGGGAATGACAATTCCCATGTGTTTGTTCATCACATACTGGCAAGAAGCACTATTGAGCTTGCTGTTATGCGAGCGTTACGAGGCAAGGATACTTCACAAAGTTCTTTGCTCAATTACTTAAAATCATACCTTAATGAGGAAAACCACAATGGTTGAAAAAACAACAGAAAATGTTATTGACAAGGCTGTGTCTAAAGCTAAGGGTAAAGCAACATCCAAGCCCAAGGCAGACGCTGGACCAGCTAAGAACGAGACTGGCGCTGCACGTCCCAGGAAGTTTGACTACGGCATTGCCCCCGCTTCAGTGTTGGCAGTGGTTAAGGACAAGATGCCTGAAACTGCTGAAGACGGAACGTACCACATCGGCAAAGGGCTAGACAAGCCTTACAACATCATTGCTGAGGCTTGCAAGGGCCGAGGTAAGGGTGTTGACGTCAACGAGTTCAACGCCGCAGGTGGAACCCGCAGCCACATCCGTAAGTTGGCCCGTTCTGGGCGCATTACCATCACTGGTGAAGACGGTACGGTCTATCCTATAGACTACGTTAAGCCAGCGCCAAAGCCTAAGAAAGAAAAAGCGGCGTAACGCAACTGGGGAGGCTAACGCAGCTCCCCTTATTCTAATTTAGGAGCAAGAGCATGCAAGGGAAAAGCGTGAATTTTAGGGGCACGAGTGGTACAGGCAAGACTACCATTATGCGCCATTTCTTAAAACTGGGGAGCTTTGAGCAGTTCGTTGCTCTACAGCACTTCAACCCCAAACCAACCAAGTCCGGCAGAGCGCGTAAACCAAGGGACATCTACGCATACAAAGGTGAACTGTTTGGTAGGTCTGCTAGGATACTGGGCAACTACACTCCCACCAACGGCGGGTGTGATACCATCCCATCCGTAACACTGTCAGCCAAGCTGTTATCTGAGTACTTTAATCAGGGCCACTTGGTTCTGTTTGAAGGGCTAATGATCAGCCACATGCTGGGGACGGTAGGGGCCATGCAGGAGACGCTAGGTAAGGAGCACAACGTATTGGCCTATCTGGACACCCCCCTGTTCAAGTGCTTAGAAAGAGTACAGCAGCGGCGGTTTGACCGTGGGGATATGCGGCCCTTTAATGAGGACAACACAAGGGGCGACCATGAGCGAGTGTGGAACAACATGAACAACGCCAAGCAGCAGGGGTTCAGGGTTGAAGAGATAGACCACTTGCAGCTAATATCACAGGCACATGACTTGGTCAAGGCGGTGGCAAGTGAATGAAGAAGCGTTAGTATACTGGATAACAGAACGTGAGAACATACGCAAGGCCAAGGAGCAGGGTAAGTCCAAGCCTTGGTCTGACAACGAGGTCATGCAGCAAACGTACTTCTGCAACGTACACCGTGAGGACGACAAGGTAACAAGGTGGGTCCGCACTCAGTGGGCGCTGCAAGGACTCCATAACATAGAAGCGAATATGTGCATGGCGCGGCTAGTCAATCGCATAGAGTCACTAAAGGCACTTAACTGGCCTTGGGATCACTTTGACGCTGAAAGGTTTGGTGTGGTAGCGAACAACACACAGCCTTTCTGGGGGTCGGCGTATGTAGTAACCACCCACGGCCAGCCAATGAGCAAAGTAGACTACGCCATAGAGGTGCTAGGAGCCATTTTTAGGGTTAGCCCTACCATACCTATAGGTAGCACCCTAAACAGCGCCCACGGCGTTCTAACGGGTTTAGAGGGCTTTGGCAGCTTCATGGCGGCGCAGGTTGTGGCAGACCTAAAGAACACAGTAGGACACACGCTACAGAACGCCGTAGACCGTAACACATGGTCCGCGCACGGCCCTGGAAGCTTGCGGGGACTAGGGTGGATACTAGACTGCAAGGTAACGCCTGGAGCCTACCACAATGCTATCTACAAGGCGTGGACCAGAGTGCGGGGCCACCTAGCTCCTAAAGAGCAGGTGATGTGTATGCAAGACTTTCAAAACTGCTTGTGTGAATTTGACAAGTTCATGCGGGTAACTCATAAAACTGGTAAAAGTAAGAGGAGGTACAACGGTGCGTAACAGAGTAGGAGGTGTGAGACAAGTACAAGATATTCGAAGTGCCCTAGCCCCTAAAGCTAGACCATCTAGGCGGGGGTATGTCATTCCAAGATGGCCTAAGATGGACTTGGCTAAGATAAAGGTCGTAAGCATACGAACGGGGCTGAAGGGGGAGCCCCTACTAGAAGCTGTGCGCCTAGCATGGCCTGGACTAGCAACGGCGTACAAAGAACGAACAGGCAGGGCGCTCACAGCCCACGTACTAGAAGATAGACTGGACAAAGGTATGCGGCAGTTAGAAGAACTGAAATACCAGCATCTTATAGCCCAAGCATGGAGTGAATATGGAAATTAGCGACGTAACAGCAGACGGACTGTACGCAGAAGCACTGTGGCAGTTCAGGCGTCATGCAGTAGAGGAGGAAACGCGCAACGGGAGGGTGCTAACTCATACCGCCCCCGTATCCCTCCGTCTTATGCGGCCAGACCTTAGAGTGTTGTACAATGACCACAGAGATGCTAACCCCTTCTTCCATCTAATGGAGGCTATATGGATGTGGGCGGGGCGCAATGACCTTAAATGGATACAGCAGTTCAACAAAGGTATAGCTCAGTACGCTGATGAGGGGGTTCTTATGGGTGCCTATGGGTGGAGGTGGCGGAGCTACTTTGGGTTTGACCAGTTGAACACTCTAGCCACTAGCATACTGCGGAACCCCACTAGTAGGCAGCACGTCCTACAGATGTGGCACCCTAGAGACCTGTACAACGATGACAAGGACAAGCCCTGCAACACGCAGATCATGTTCAGGGTTGTAAACAGCCGTCTAAACATGACGGTCATCAACCGCAGTAATGACCTTATATGGGGAGCACTAGGGGCCAACATAGTCCACATGACAATGTTACAGGAGCTCATGGCTCGCAGTACTGGGGTAGGACTTGGGGTGTACAGAGTGTTCAGCAACAACCTCCACGTCTACGAGCGGCACTGGGGTCTTTTGAATAACAGGGAAGCTAACCATGCTGATACATTTCGACAGACGGCAAGTGAACATGTACCCCGTCCGTTGCACTCAGAAGGGAAAACCATACACATTAAGTCTTGGCTACAAGATGCTGAAAGGTTTTGTGAGGGCAAGGGGTCCCTCAACTACAGTTGGTTTAATGAGGTAGCAACCCCAATGCGGAATGCATACCTTGACAGAGAGCGTAGAAACTGGCACATAAAAGACATTCAATGCCCTGCTTGGCGTCATGCCGCCGAGTTGTGGTCTAACCGTAGAGGCGTATAATAATGCTACAACAACAGCAAGAGAACAACATGACTATAGAGGATAGACTTTACCTACAGCTCCAGGCGCAGAGTGTTAAGCGTTACCACAACACTGATATACTGGGCACCCAGACAGTTGGCGAGCACACCTATGGGGCCGTACAAATATTAAGATACTTGTTAGAGGGCAAAAGTTCAGAGTACCAGCTACAGGCCATAACAGCCATGCTAGACCATGACGTACCGGAGGCCCTGCTAGGGGATACCCCGCACCCTACCAAAAAGATATGGGATGTGATGGCTGACGCTGTAGCTGATTCAGAGGACGCTATAGTTAGGGAGTACAAGCTGTCAGGGCCGGAGGGTGCGCCAATGGCTATAGACTGCAAGGCAGCCGACCTACTGGAAATGGCCTACTTTGCCCTAAGACAAGTTACGTTGGGGAATGGTAGCGCCATGAAAATTATTGGCGCGGTGGCTGAAGCAATGGGGGCTATAAAGGCTCCTACCAAGGCCAACGATATGCTAATAGTCATAATTGAAGAAATACAGGAGGTGCTAGGTGTCAGCGAATGATGACCAAGTAGGCGGAACACATTACAAAAGCCAAGAAATACAGCACTGGGACCTAGTAGAATACAACGGGATACCTTATATGGAGGCGCAAATAATCAAGTACGTTATGCGTCACCAGGATAAGAATGGTAAGGAAGACTTACTAAAGGCGGGGCACTTCTTGCAGAAGCTTATAGAGCTGAGGTACTAGCCCTCAACCCCATGAGGCCAGACCTGACCAACTAGCGCACGTATCCTAGCTTGTGTGTCTATATCCAAGTCAGAGTGTTTCACGCCTTCCATTAGAGCGTTGTAGAACCGGTGCTGCTGGTAGATCGATCTACCAGTTACAAAGTCTGCTACGGGGTCATCCCTATTCAGCTGAAACGCGGCCCATTCCACAGGCTCAATCTTACCTGTGTTGTTAGCGTCCCATCCTGGCATCCGAGCGTTGTACTCGTCTATGTTACCCTGATCAAAACTGTTACCCGTTCCTGGGTTGATACCAAAAGGAGACTCATCCACAGGCTCTGGCTCTGGCTCTGGCTCTGGCTGGTTAGAAGGCAACCCCTCCCAGTAAGGATTGGGTACTTTACCCAAACCGTCAAGAATAAACCATTGAGTGGTGGTATTACTTGGATCGTAGATACCATACGGGTCTACCTCTGTGGGTGGAAACGTACCTGCGTCTGGGCTAAGTCCTGTGGAAGGACCTTCGGGGTCCGTGACTACGTCAGGGTCAGAAACCAAGTTAGGATCAAATACATCACTGCCAGTGCCTGAGCCTACACCAGATTCAGGTATTGGGTCAGTCTGTAGCGCCCTAGTGTCTGATAAGCTCTGGTCTAAGTACCCTGCCAGTAGCCCTTCCTTACTCTGTGGCTGACCAAAGTTACCAGTAGAATAGGACTGCGAAGGGGCGCCGACATTATAATTTGGCGCTTGATACGCAGAACCTCCTGGCCTAGCTCCTGGGTTCTGCCGTAGCAGAGTATTCAGGTACACATAATGGTTCGTTTGATCTTGAGTAGGAGCTGGCCCCTTGTAGTTAGGGTCAGAGTCCCACATCGTGTTACCAAACTTGAACGCATCAGTCTTAAGGTGGTCGCTGGGGACGGCCCCTTGGTAGTTGTTGTTCTCAGGCATTCTCGGCCTCCGAAATAGTTTGTATCATATCAAAGATCTCCGGCGCGTTGACTGTGTACTGCGCCCCCTTTAGCCGCTCAACTATCAGCTTATGCTCTGCATTCTCAAGGTCTATAGTAGTGTCCCCGATCTCAGGCATCTTAACAGCCTTCAGCTTTGCCAGTATCGGCATTACCTCTAGCATCTCTTCCATGTTCGTTCCAGCTTGTGGGTTCTTGGGGGTTAGTAGTATTCGCCTAACCTCATCTATCCACACGTAGTCCACGGTGTCGCTGTTGCTCTTGTCCAGGTAGTTAACTGGCATCTTAGTTCTGCGTAATGTTACTTTCTTCATAGCTACTCCACGTTCAAATGATCTGTCCTACTCCCTGCCGGAATGCTGAATATCAGCGGTGGTGTATGGGTTCGCATATTGCCTTCCATATCCTCATATTCTACAGGGGTTCTGGGGTAAGCGGCATCATAAGCCGCTCTTGCCTCTGATACAGCAGGAATGTCCTCCATTATCGGAGCTCGCGTGACATTCGTTTGCTCAGGGATGACCTTATTACCCATGATTGGCTTCTGCACGTAACGGGTTTCACCGTCAATGTCCTCGAAAGGCTGGGT